CCACTGTAAAGGTTACTAACCCATCAGCATCAACTGACAATACCCATCCATGAGTAGCTGATCCTCGAACCAGAAGAGCCGGAACAGCCCCCGTTGCTGCTGGTATATATACCCACATCTCTAAGGTGAAATGACCGGCAGTATCATCCGACCAGTCAAGTAAAGCTCCTCCATCTGCTCCTGTCCAAGTATTAGCTCCGCTAAAATGGAGACATGACCTCCGCAGGAGATAGAACCCATCTCCGGTGGCTAAGGCTCCATCCAGTTGGTATCCGGTTATCCAATGACTACTTCTACCACCAGAGCCGTTTAATAGCGTTGTGGATTTAGCAGTATTTCCATTTTTATGGACTATTGGCCAATTAACATCACTTCTCATCGGGCGAGTTTCAATGGACATTTTAATCCCCTTTTAAGGAAAAAGCAGGTAGGCTCCATATCCTCAGAGCCTACCGCAATTCAATTAATGTTATTGTTAGGCAGGTTCGGCTATTTCCCAATCACCAGTACCAGCTTGATTTGCCCAGTTACCAGTCGTGAGGGCGGCAACAGACCCTTCAATACAATCACTACTCGCCATAATGGTATTGTTAGTAACCCGAATAAGATTGTTAGACTCATTATTAAGGTCTATACCTTTCACTGGATAGGCAATTTCGTTGCCTTTTATCCAGGAATTTCCGGTTAAATCCACGGTGCTATCTACGAGAATACCAGCAGTTGCAGCATTAATGATGCAATTCTCAATGTAGCTTCCAAAAAAAGCTCCATCATCAATATGAATACCATAAGCAGCGGGAGTAGTTCCACTTGTAAAGACACTATCCCGAATTACGGACCCACCTGCATTATCAATCTGAAGGAGGCAGGTGAAGTCTGCAACATTAGTATTGAATTTACAGTGGATGAATGCTGAGTTGTTGAATGTGGTAATATCCACACAAGTACCAGCGGAGGAATTACCCTCGAAACCAATATTGTTAATAGTAGTTCCAAGCATCGAACCGACAAGAGCCTCATCACTCGAAGGATTAATCCAGACTCCGCCTTCCGAACTCGGGTATCCAAGATTACTACCTACACCAATCATAGTACAAGCCCAAGGACAGGCCGTTAGATTTTCCGAATAATGTCCTGGACCAATTACGATATAGTTATTCATACCATGCCATTGACCCTGATCTGGGGACCAATCAACCCCGGCATTATTCCTGGTAATAGCATAGGCTATTGTCTTGAAAGGCTTCTCCCAGGATTGACCATGTTCCCCGTTATCCGCATCAAGGGCATTTGGATTATTCTGGTCAACAAAAAAAACGTGACTCAAGTAAGATGGATTAATCCCCAAAGCATTAAGATTTTGGAGAGCAACCCAACCGTGTTTCTTTACAAGATCATAAACTCTCATTTTGAAACTCCTAAACTACACTAAACTACTGTTCAAAAAATAGGGGAAGCCCCAAACCAAGAAAGAAAGAAAAATGACGACTTCCCCTACTTATTTACTTTTCAAATAAACTATACAAACCCTAAAATAATTAAGATATTTTCGGGTCCTTAAAGCATCGTTGCTTCTGTTAATCCCGTCAGCTTCACGCCGCGAGGATCACGTGGGGCTATGAGATTGTAATACCAGAATGGGGCCTCAAGTAAATCCTGCGGAGCACCGCTGTCATCATGAGATACCATAAACACACCGGCATGACCACCAAGCGGGGCAAGAAATTCAATTTCCTGACCCATACTTGCTTCCATACCACCAAGTCTCGGAGGACTGTATCTTTGAATATTATCCCCACCGAACTTCAAAGCCCACAGAGTATTACTCAGACACATAGGACTCATGATCCACTCATAAGTTCTACCGCCGAACTCGTAAGAAATCTGAGACCAACCGCCTTTGAAACTTAAAGATTTTCCAGTTCGCTCATAGTTCTGTCTATTGTTATACAAACCAGGTTGTTCCAGCCACTTTAACTGAACGCCCTGCGTAGTAATTATAGTATCCAGAGTCTCACCGGGATAAGCATCCAAATAACCGCCAATATAACCATTAATTACATTGTCAGTAAGAGGACCATTCACAGCTTTGACTTGAGATTTGAACTGAGGAAATACCGCTAAATCAAGAGCAGCGGCTCCGGATGCCCCACCCATAATTGTTCCAGACGCTTTAACCCAATCATTCAATCCCCAACTAAACTGAGGACGAGTGGCCGCAATATGACGAGTCGTTTTGGCAAATACTAACCAGTCATCCTCAGCACCGGCTTGCCCATCCTGAAATACATCGCCACTCGATCCACTGCCATAATTAGGTGTAGCACCACTAACTGAATTAATCGGTCGAAGTGTAATCTTCTTGCCAAGATAATCAACATGGTTGACAATAAGATGCACATATTCTGCACCTGTATGGGTGTAATTACGCACATCAGTTCCATCAGTAGAAATACCATCCTGAAGCGTACCACTACTATCAGCTACAATGTCAATTCTCATGCCCTGGCGGAAATTAGAGATACGGCCATAAGTTTCATTGATTACAATATCAATATAATCCTCATAACCAGACTTTCCACCAGTATAATCTGATTCAGCAATGGAAGAAATTCGACCCAAAACCTGACAAACATTACCACTATCGGCTGTAACACTATGGGAGAAAAAGCTGGAAGCCTCATAAATAGACTTCAACTTTGCCACAGCCTTCATATCCCGAGCCACTTTTTTAATCTGAGCCGCATTCAAAAGATCGGCCTGTTTCCAAGCAGCGGGAATACTAAAATTACCTACAACCTTATGAAGTGTAAGTTCCCTTTTAATATCACCAGTATGAGGTACTTCGGAGGCTGTTGGGAAAATTGACAATCCGGAGGCTGCTGACCCTTCGGCCAACATTTGAACCTGATTTCCAGCAAAGGAAGTCATTTCCGGTCCTTGAGGATCGCCAGATTCAATCAAACCAGCCACCCCCGTCTCATAAAGGTGTATTACTTTATAACCACGACCGACACCAGTCTGGCTTTTCACTCCCAATGCCGTTCGTTTAATCTTATCGAACACCGGAGCAATAACCGGACCCATTTCATGTATAATTTGAGGGAGTTCTTCCCTCACTAAGTTATCAAGGGCTGAAATCGCCTGTGCCATTGTACTTACCCCTAACTAAAACACATTTACAGTTATATGCAGTTAGTTGGAGGCTTTCAATCACTCGAATTTCTCTTAGCGTCGTTCTCTAAGAGCTTGAACACCTTTTTGCAAATATCTTGCAATAAGATTCTTCTCATCTCCATCCTCGACAGAAGAAATTCGCTTAATTGGTTCGCCAGCTTGGATTTCAGGAGAAAGTCCTTCACTTGGTCCCAGGCCCAAAACGATGGGTTGCTGGGTAAGGTTATTTGGTATACCGAGCTTAGTCAACATAGAGCGAACCCTCTGAACGCTCGCTGTAACCATCTCGGCTCCAAACGGATCACCTGCCTGAATCTTCTGTAGAATGCCTTCAGCTACCATATCTTTCACAGCAAGTAAAATATCATCCTTGTTCTTACCTACTATCATTTTACCTAATATTTCATCTTTGTCAACCGCTTTGTCCGATATTTCTCGAATTTCTTTTCTTGCAGCTTGGACATGACGATTCTGAGAATGCTCCAAAATTGCCCGCACCTCCGCAGGTTTAGCCCCCATCACTTTCTCAAATTCTGTATTGAAATCATAATCAGCAGCTTTTTTTGTATCTTTTACAGAGGAATCTTGTTCTTTGTGAAGCTGTTGGAGGAAATCTTTCGGGTCAATTTCCAATAACCCGGCCAATTCACGAACGTCGGCATCGGAAGGACTTTCGGTTCCGGAGATTGTTTTCACAAGAGCCTCAATACGAATTCCCCGTTCAGCAGTTTTAGCTATTTCGGCAGCTTCATTAAATCGCTTATCTGCACCAGCAGATTTAGAAGCGAGAGTTTTCAACTCATCCAAAGACAAACTTCGTTCCTCGCCGTCTATCTTGACTGTGTAAGCCTCTGCTTTTGATTCATCTGTCTTTAGCTCATCTACTTTTGATTCATCGATCTTTTGCTCTTTTTCTTCTTCTTCTTTAGGCATTTTTATTCCTTTCTAATTAGTATAGAGGTTGTTCTCCCCCACCCATTCCCTGCGGAGGTAGCATTCCAAGTTCGGCTGCATCTTCCATAGGGGGCATTTCTTCCGGTAAAATTCCTAAACCAGAATTGTGTTCTTCATAATGTAACACAAAAGCGTCCCTAACTTCTACAGAGGCAGCATAAAATTCTGGTCGGGCCATGAATGTGTTGAGTACTTCAAGATGAATAGGATGATTGTCCCGTTCACTTACGGTCACTTTGCCGGGACGATCCCCATCCCCGAAAAGAGATAGATTTTCTAATTTAGCCCGACGATAATTTTGATAAGCAGCTTCATTACCAACGGGTAAGTCTAATCCTTTTTCTCTCACCTGAAATGAGTATTCATTGAGGGTAATTCTTTGTTTTTCAAGAGCTTCTTTCAATTCCAATTTCTGCTGTTCTTTTGAAATAGGAACTTCAGAGGCTACATTTATATTTACTTCGTTGGGATGTGGAATTGCATTCTTGGCTAAATTAATTTCCCCCGTTTCAATATCAAAAGATATTCCAGCAAGAGAATCATCAAGATTACTTACTTCTATAATTTTTTTACTGGGCCAAATATCTTTACAAATACCTAACATTGCCCGATAAATTCCTGATATAGCCTCGGCGACATTCTTAGCAGTAGGTGTTAGAGGAATTGTACCTGTCTCGAATAAAAGTCCCAGCCCGGAAGCAGAATCAACTCTACCTGGAGCACCTCCCTGTAGCATTTCTGTAGGCTGGTTCGCTACTTTATCCATTAAACTCCCAGCTATCATAGCAGCTTTTATTTGTGGTTCTGTTAAATTTGCAGGCATTATATTAAAAGGTTTCAAGTCTGGAGTTGTATAATCCGGCTCATATGTTACTCTTTTAATCCCATCCTGCCCTCTATGAGCATCTGGAGGTGTTCCAAGAGATGCTGGCCACATCTGTATTCCATATAAATCAAAATCGGATACTGTTTGAAAAATACTACTAAGACTATATTCTGCCTCTGTATTCAAAGGAATTAACATATCAACAAAAGAACGGCCATAAAAACCCCCCACCACAATATCTCTTGCAATAGTTATAGGCATATGATAACGGGACTGGGAATGGTCATGGCGGTATAACTGTTTCAGATGCTCAGGAGACCCTGCAAAAATAAGATACTCCGCCAAATAACCATCAGACGTTTCCGTCCAAGCTTCAACTAACAAAGTAACATCTACTTGAGTTTTGTCCTTCTTTGTTCCTCGACCTTTCCATTGTGTTTCAACCTGACTATTACTTGATCGAATAAAGAAACCTCCTCCAGTAGATGTCATAGAAGCTGTTCCTTGGAATTTCGATGCTACCTCCGCAGGGAGATCGCCAAAAGGTACTTTTGTATCGTCCATACCTTTATAGACTTTTGATTGTTTCCCTGGAGTTATCGCAAGCCCTTTTACCCATTCAGTAGGGACATATCTCACTCGAATCAATCCTCGTACATCCTGTGGTGACGATACATCTATCGGGATTGGAATCAGTTCCCAAGGATTTATAACTTCTACTCCTATACTATCCTCTCCTTCAACCCACAAACCAAAACCTACCGTTCCATAATGAAGAATGGGAGGGAAAGTTGCGAGAGCTAATTTGGTTACTTTTCCTTGAGGAAATATAGAGTCTAAAACTACTTGAGCCGTACTTGCTTTCCGCAATCCATCAAGGCTTCTTCCTCGCCGTGACACTGCGGGGGCGAGATTGATAGATAATAGCCTTCCAAGTTGAGCCTGGTACTTAGAAACAATATCCTCGTATTTGAATTTAAGAATTCCTGAAGCATCTAAGTAGGACGCATTCAAAGTTCCATTGCCATAATTGATATTTGAAAAATTCCTGACGCCTCTCATGTAGAAATGGTTCATATACCAATTAATCGAAATGGGATTCATTTTCGATTTGCCAGTCGAAACAAGATACTGGAATATTTCCTCGACTTGAGGTTTATTCCCGGGGGTATCAGGAGGAAGTTGGAACTTGAAGGACATTAGCCTACTCCAATAGACATTTCATAATCTACATTTTTTAGTTTATCTGCATTTTTTTTCTTTACGGCAATTCCCGAAAGATTCTTCTGCGGGGGTTTATTAGACGTGATTAAGGCCCGAAGTGCTTCGGGTTTTGCTTCTTTCCCTACAAGGAGAATAAGGAGTTGTTTATTGGTATCAGTTAATCGTTTGATTGTGATTAGTAAGGCTACCACGAGAATTGACATTAAAGCTATCAGCCCTATCACCAGAACAAGCCCACAAATAAGGTTAATCATAGAATCTTTCCTTTCTTATAGCTATACATAGAGTATATCAGATTACCAGTTTTTGTCAACCAACTACATTTCTACGACCACGAAAGATACGACGGTTGTTGGGATCAGTAGCAGGTTTTTGTGCATTTTTTGATAGTATATCGGCCATTTCATCTGTTATTTGCTGGGTTGGTATACCAGAGAGAAGCGGTGTTCCTTTTACAAAAGGCATATTTTTACGAATACGTTCTAATAAACTGGGGGTAGTTTTTTCTTTTACAAACGTCCCACCTCGACTTTTTACAACATATTGACACATCGAGATTGTATCAATTGCATCATCGTGAGGTAATAGTGCCAAATCAGATGTGAAGTCCTCCGTCTGCTGGTAGAGTTGGTCGAAAGGCCATTTTCCAGCAAGATGGGCGGGATATTTGATTCGCCCGGGGCCGTAACGCCACTCAAGTCCCGAGATACGCTGTGCTTTTGACACTTTTGAAGGATATGTAATTGGGAAAACTCTCGCTCTCCAAGGGGTTGCAACTTTATCCTCCATTCCATCTATATAATTTTGAACAGCTTCTACAAAAGACATTTGGATTGAAACTGCTTCTATGCCTAATACTCGCGGTCGCCATGCAAGACCTTTCTCATAGATTAATCTTAAAAGGGTTGCATCTTTAGCTCGCCCAAGCCACATATCTAAAATCCACAAGGTATTGAAAGTATCAAATCCGAGAATAGCGATACATGAATAGTCATTATACTGAGAAAGTCCTTTTCCGTAATCAAATAATAAAATGCGATACATTGGGGCTACAAGTTCATTATACGGTTTTTCAAAATCCTTATATTCTCTACGGCCCGGCTCCATAAGTCGCTCAGACCATTTTATTAGGCCTGTATGAGTTAGTGGATTATTCCAATCAAATTCTCCCTCTACTGAATACTCATTTTTACGGGGGTCTATGACTAAAATACGTTCCTGTGGGGATACTGGTTCATTTAAGTACTCTGCCGAAAAAGCTGATGGCCCTATTTCTTCTTTGCGGGATTCAAGAACTTCCAGACTCCATTTCTCTGGCCATAAAACATATACCTTATTAGGGTCTTTTTCATCACGGGCCATAGCTCTTAGAACTTTTCTATTCCAAAAAGCAAATCGAGGGTCTCCATCTGTAGAGGTTGCATGATAAAGAAATGATCGACGATTAATTAATGTTCCAACCCAAAAAATGGAGGAGCCTGATTCAAGCATCGGAATTATTTGCCGAAATAGAATCATCTCAAATTTTTCTATAACAACCTGAGCCGCTGCTTGGGATTCCGATTCTGGATCATTTTCCGGATCATCAAGAATGAATAATCTTGGCCGTCCCCCACGCTTCTTCCCCATTACAGATAATCCTTTTATAACTGATCCGTTCATCAGGGAAAGTTGATGGTGATTCCAAATCTTTCGACCCCTCGGAGGTTTCATTTCTCCAAAATCTTGGATTATTAATTCATTTTCAATAAACTGCTGAATTAGTTTATCAAATCGCTCCTCAGCAAGTCTATCTGTAGCTAAACCAAGAGTTATCTCATAATGAGGTCTGGTTAAAGAAAGCAATAAAGGTATTTCTAATCCAATTACCGTACTTTTTGCCGATCCTCGTGGAGCCGCTATTGCATTTCTCGCATATTTCCCCAAATCATAAACTAATCCAAAATGAAAATCCGGACTTTCAGCAAAACCGTTTTTATAAAAGAGGGGTCCCATTCCTCCCAAATATACACGACGGAAAAAATTCCAAGCCTCTACTAAATGCTGTGGAGTATCCTGCCTACACAGAACTGCTAATCGTGCTTGCTTCTGTCCATCTTCTGTCAAATCCCCGTAATCTTCTGGTAATGGATAGAGACTATGAGGCTGATATTTTACATAACTACTCATAAATGATTCTATTAATTAACAGCCTATAATTTTTTCAAGGCCTCTAAAGTAGGGAGAACACGAATAATATCGAAAAATGCCAAAGTTATAGCAATTGCCGAACACCATGCTGAATTTCCCCTATTTGTACCCATAATAATTCGCAAACTTGGCCAAATTCCCTCAAGGTATCCTGGCTGTTTTAATAGGTAAAAAACCATATCAGGAATTAAAGCCCTATCCACAAAATCCCAATTAGTTGTATTAGGTGTAACCATAGGATGTGAACATAATGTCACTATATGAAACGCGACAGTGGAAACAACAAATCCATTGTCAAAAATATAACTTTTTAATGCAAGAAAATCTTCATCCTCCGCAGAGGGGGTTTCTATTTTATCTTTTGTTTCCTCTAAAGTAGGCGGAGGCTCAAACGATTCTATAGTAGCCTCACACATACCTTCAGCAGGAATAGAATCACCCTTCTCCTGCGGAGG